ATCGGTCTGCCATGCCATGTTTCCTCGCTTGGTCAAGGCTAGGTCCTTGACGCGCACGATATGGCCGAGGAACTCGCGGAAGGTCGGCGTCGTGTGGATCACGATCGCAAGGTCACCGGGTTTGCAGTTCATGGTCCTTCTCCATTGCATAGTCGATAGCGTCGATGTAGTCCCTCACGGTTCCCTCGTACTTGACCCAAATGCGGTTGTCGATGGTGATGTAGGCCCGGCCATCGTCGGTGTGCTCCTCGTTCAGGAGTTTGAACAGGAACCGCCCTCGGGCGGCCCATGCCTTGTCGGAGTCGTCAATCATGGATCGTGCTCCAGATGATGTACGCGCAGGATGCACCTGCCAGCGCCAGAATGAATAGATCAGCCAGCCAGCCAATGACGCGGACACGGATGGGATCGGCGGAGATCGTGTCGAGTTCGCTGTCGCGATAGATCAAGCTCATGCGACCTCCCGCGATTCAATGGCAGGCTTCATCTCAGCCAGAGCGTCGAACAGGACGGCGGCGACCCATTCCTTGCTCGGGAAGTTGGCCCGCATCACCAGCAGTTCAAGGACTGCGTTCAGGATGGTGACCGTTTCCTCTTCGAGCAGGGTCGCATCGTAGGATGTGATCCTGTTCGCCAGCCGGTGCGCATCGGCACAAGCTAGGTCGTGGGCGGCGCGTATCAGTTCAGAGTGTGTCATTTGCGTCGGTTCCAGTGTGTACGCCTCATTGGCGTGAAGGAACTGTATGCCTAGTCGCTGCGCCTATCTAGTTGATTTGTTTAATGCGACTGTGCTAGTCAATAGCAGCAATCAACTAGACCACTTGCGCACGGCAAACTAGGATGGCAGCATGAAGAACATCATCTGCGGCAATGTGAAGTTTGAGCAGCGCTCGGCGGATAGCATCTTGGTGCGCAGTGTTGTGACGCCGCAGCTATTTGTAGTGGTGCCAATGCGCATACTTGAGACATGGGGCTTGCGCAAGCTGCGCGAGGATGCGCTGGTGCCGGCGAGGGGGAAGAAGTGAGCTACGAGCAGTTCCTGAGAGATAAGGCCATCGCTGATGTTCCCGCAGGCTTCGAGCCGCAGGCATTGGGGAAGCATTTGTTTGACTTTCAAGCCGCCATCGTGGAGTGGGCCTGCAAGCGTGGGCGGGCCGCGATCTTTGCCGATACCGGGCTAGGCAAAACGGCCATGCAGGCTGAATGGGCGCGACAGGTCTGTGCCCATACCGGAGGGCGTGTCTTAATCGTGGCGCCGCTTTGCGTGGCGCAGCAGACGGTTGAGGAGGAATCGAAGTTCGGCACCAAGATCAAGTATTGCCGGCACGAGGACCAGACCGAAGGCGAGATCATCATCACGAACTACGAGATGGTGCAGCACTTCGATATTCCCTCTTATGCGGGCGTGGTGCTGGACGAGTCTTCCATCCTCAAGTCGCACGACTCCAAGACACGCGCCAAAATCATCGAGATGTTCGGGGCTACACCCTATCGGCTCAGTTGCACTGCAACCCCAAGTCCTAATGACCACATGGAGCTGGGCAATCAAGCCGAGTTCTTGGGGTGATGACTGCGGTCGAGATGCTGGCGATGTATTTCGTCCACGATGGCGGAGACACCAGTCAGTGGCGCCTCAAGGGGCATGGAAAATCCCGTTTTTGGGAATGGATGTCTACGTGGTCGATCTGCATCCGTAACCCGGCTGATCTTGGGTTCGATGGATCTAAGTACATCCTGCCAGGGCTGAAGATCCACGAGCACGTTATCGACGTCGAGGAGGCATTGCCGGGACAGTTGTTTGCGGGCATTGCTCAGACGTTGACTGAACGCAGGGACGCGAAAAGACAATCCATGTCTGAGCGGGTGTCATTGACGGCAGGACTGGTCAATGGTCACAAGCGGCCAGCGATTGTCTGGTGCCATCTGAACGACGAGAGCAAGGCACTAGCTCAAGCGATCCCGGATGCAGTTGAAGTGACCGGCTCCATGAGCGCTGATGATAAAGAGCGCGCCATCATGGCGTTTACGCATGGAGAGAAGCGGGTCATCGTGACGAAGCCGAGCATTGCCGGATTTGGGATGAACTGGCAGCACTGCTCCGATATGGTCTTTGCTGGACTGGATGACTCTTTCGAGAGCTTCTACCAAGCCGTCAGGCGATGCTACCGGTTCGGGCAGACCGAGATCGTCAACGTGCATCTGGTGTCATCGAGTGCCGAAGGTGCAGTCAAGGCGAACCTCGAGCGCAAACAAGCCCAAGCCGACGACATGGCCGAGTCGATGGTCAGTCACATGCGTGAAATTACCAAGCAAGTCATCAAAGGATTGACGATGGAAAAGAGCGACTACGTTCGTGACGTGGCAGAGGGCAAGGGGTGGACCCTTCATCTAGGAGACTGCATCGACGTTGCCAAGGAGATGCCGGACAACAGCATTGATTATTCGGTGTTCAGCCCTCCCTTTGCATCGCTATACACCTACTCGAACAGCGACCGGGACATGGGCAACTGCAAGACCTATGGCGAGTTCTATGGGCACTTCAAGTTCCTGATCGAGCAGCTATACCGGGTTACCAAGCCTGGACGGCTGCTGTCTTTCCATTGCATGAATCTGCAGACCAGCAAATTCAGGGATGGCGTGATCGGATTGCACGACTTTCGTGGTGAGCTGACGCGCATGTTCACCGAAGTGGGATGTATCTTCCACAGCGAAGTCTGCATCTGGAAAGACCCAGTGATTGCCATGCAACGGACCAAGGCACTAGGACTGTTGCACAAGACGATCCGCAAGGATTCAAGCATGAGCCGGCAGGGTATTCCTGACTATCTGGTCACGATGCGCAAGCCCGGTGAAAACGCCGAGTTTATCGCTCACACACACGAGTCGTTCCCGGTTGAGAAATGGCAGCGTTACGCCTCTCCGGTCTGGATGGATATCAACCCGACACGGACGCTCCAATACCGTACCGCTCGGGAATCGGATGACGAACGTCACATCTGCCCCCTGCAGCTTGACGTGATCGAGAGGGCCATCGAACTATGGTCGAATCCGAATGACCTTGTGTTTTCTCCGTTCACGGGCATTGGGTCCGAGGGCTACGTCTGCATCGAGATGGGCCGTCGATTCGTCGGTGCTGAGTTGAAGCGCAGCTACTGGGAATTGGCAAAGCGCAACCTAATGGATGCTCGCAAGATACAGGCCGAAGGTCTATTCGCCAATGACGCGGAGTGCACTGCATGATCAATTCCACCATCAATGACCTGCTTATTAGGATGCAGCATGGCGAAGACAGATACGGCCCACCCACCAGCACGCACGAATCAATGGGCGTAGCCCTTGAGGAGTGGCATGAGCTGATCGAGGCCGTCCGCTCGAACAAGCTGGGCTCGGTCTACGCTGAAGCACTCGACCTGGCAGCGGTACTGATCCGCCTGGCCGAAGCCTGTGAGACCGAGGGACCATTCTGGCAAAGGAGCGGATTCAAATGACCAAGAAAGCAGCATTGCTGACGGTCCTGAGCAACCGGAGATAAATTATGGAAACGATGGAGCAGAAGACGGAGCGCAACGCCCGTGTTCAGAGCCGTTATGACGCGCTTATGCGCGAGGGCAAGCACGGTCACTACGAGACGATGTTTCGCGTGGTGCGAGAAGAAGTTGAGGCGGACCGACAACGAATTAGCGCAACGATCCGTGAAGCGTGGCACAGGCGCGAAGCATCGTATGGAAACAGGGCTGGCGCATACCATGATGGAGTGCTAACTGGGCTTGATACGGCGGTTGAGATTGTCATGAACCATAGCTTGACAAGCTAGACCTTACATGACCAAGAAGCAAGCTCTACTTACCGCCCTGCGCCAACGCTGGCTAACCCCGCTAGAAGCGGCCCAGCAGGTCGGCGTATTTGCCCTATCTCAGCGCGTGGGCGAGTTCAAACGCGAGGGGCACAAGATCGTGGATCGCTGGGTCGATACCGGCGCTGCGCGGGTCAAGGCTTACCATGTGGAGGAAGCGTGACGACTGACGAGATCATGCGGCTGGCCGACGACTATGCGTGGCATTCCTCTCGATTCAACATGGCGACCAATTACGGAGGTCCTGTAGCCGTCGAATTTGACATTGACGTCCAGCGAGCCAGAGCTGATCTGCAAATGGCTATTGAATCGCTGCAGAAGCGCTTGACAGCGCCAAATGAGCGTGTAGAATGACTCCTGTCATTGGGTGCAACATTGACAATGATCACAGGCCCCTAAAGCCCGTGCTCTGGCCGAAAGGCGCCGTGTTGCACCCACGGAGAGCACTGGACTTTAGGGGCTTTTGCTTTTCGTGGAGTCGGTTTTGTGGTGGTGTTAGCAAAGTCGGTGCACCGACGGAGCCTGCTAGCTGTACATGGATCGCAACCATGACAGTGCCAGCATGAGGATGGCGCATGCCACCACCACAAAGCCGATTCCTGACTGGCGGGATGCTGGGTAAATGCAAGACGACAGCGGCACCCGTGAGAAGCAGTACTGTGGCATCAGACCCTGCAACACTGCGCAGGAGGGTGGCGAAGCTAGCGCCCTCGGGTCGAACGGCTGGCGGGTCGATCCTCGTCCGCACTGGGATGTAATCGTTAAGGCACCTGGCTAAGGCTAGGTGCGTCCTGAACCGCTTGGGATATGGAGAATACAGTGGAAGGATTCGAGTTATTCTGGAGAGAGTGGCCCAGGAATTCGGAGAGATACAGTAGAAAAGGGGCCAAGTCGCAATGCCTGAAAGTGTGGATAACACGGCACCATGAATCGCAGAGCGAAACTATCCTCGCCCATGTCCGATGGCTCAAGACCACGGCGGATTGGATTAAGGACGGTGGGGCATTCATCCCGGCACCGCTTGTATATTTACATCAACAGAGATGGGATGGAGCTGAGATTCCTGCGCCGCCTGAGAAGTTGGAACATGACAGGGAAGCGATATATCAGGCACAGTTACGTGCCAGCATAGAGGCTATGAGGCTATGACCCGTTGCATCCCTGAGCCCGCGACTGCACAATGCCCAACATGCCTACGCTGGACAGTGAACATGCCGATTCCACTGAGCCACAATGCGAGGCGGGACCACAAGAACGCACCGGTTATCGACGCTACAAAAGTGGCCTGGCCCGAGGGCAGATGCCCAATGCGAGAGTCTTGTGCGCTCTCGTCTTGATTGCGACGGGCGCTAGCTGCAAACGTGCTTCATTGGAAGCTCGCGCGGCACGATCCACGGTCCGTGTTTGGTGGCACAGGCTCTGTAAGTGAGCGCGCACCAACGAAATAAAGGTAAACGCGGGGAGCGTGAAATCGCCTCGCTGGTCGCTGAATGCTTGGGCTTCGATGTGCGGCGCCGAGTGCGCCAGCATGACGGAGACTCCGATCTGGAAGGTGTTCCTGGATGGAGCATCGAGGTTAAGCGCCATAAAACGGCACTCAGAGCGCAAATAGGAGCCTGGTGGTATCAGACCATCGAACAGGCTAGAAAAACGCACCAGCGACCCGTTTTACTATTCCGACGAGACCGTGACGAATGGCGTGCCGTTTGGCAGCTTGCGATCACGTTACAGGTGCAAAGTGCTTCGATGTGGGAGGGCTACGCCTGGACCGTTGAGAGCACGGTGGAGGCATGGTGTTCCGTGGTGCGAGAGGTTATGATCGCTCCCGAGTTTGACCCACGCGAGCCGCCGTTAGCGGCGGGGCCCGGAATGCTCGCGAAATCTCCTCTCGCTGGAGCGCCGGGCTCCGGGTCTTTTTTGGAGCAAAACCATGGCTAAGAAATCTGGCGGTAAGGGCAAGGGCAAAGGCGGCGGGAAAAAGTGCTAAATGGCTGCCATCAAGAAAACGGGCAGCTACGCCGGCAAGAGTAACAAACTCGGGTTTGGTGGCCGATCCGCCCAGTTGAAAGCGCAGGGAGTACCTGGTGGCGTAATTGGCAACCTAGCGCGTGCTTCTGGCGCAGCGCCAGGTGGGCCGAATTACCACGGTGGGAAGAAAGCCAAAAAATCCGGTAAGTGAATTATTTTCCCGGGGCCAATGGGTACGGCTGCGACCGCTTCCTATTGATGGCTCGCCGGACGGATCGGACATGGCACCCATGCAAGCGCGCCGCAGCTGAGAGGGTCATTCCACCCTTTACGGATTCTATTGCCTGCATCACGGAATAGGATTGGCGTCCACTCATCTGTAGTTTCCTAAGTCGATGCAGACTCCGACAAGGGAAAGAATCCCCGCCCACAGCCCCCCGCCGACAAGTAGCCCGAAAGCTCCGAGCACGACGGTAAACGGTACGATGAACAGGAGCAGCAAGCCTACGATGACAAGGAGGATGGCGGTCATTTGTAGGCTCCTCGCGCGATAGCTTCTACGCCAGCGCGGCAAAAAGCATCGAAAGATGCTTCGTTCTTGGTGCGTTCAATCTGCTCCTGTAGGCGTGCAATGGCGGCACGGCATCGTGCTTTTTGCGCATGGTCTTTCGAGTTTGCAAGGACATTTTGCTGCCACCACAGGCTTTTTTCGAGTGCGTTTAGGCTTGTCATGATTGCCCCTCAATTGAACCAATAGGAAGCGATAGAGCGCCCGAATTCGCGGCGCGCAGTGTTCCTGATGTAGTCGCCGACGTTTTGCAGGTTGGAGTGCCGCTCAGTGGGTCCTGCATCAACTGGTGCATTCTCTCGCCAATAGCTCCAGAGCACGGACGAAAGCACGGCGCAGACTGCGCGCCTGTATTCCGTTGGAAAGTATTGACCCGTGCAGTAGTCCAGAGTCGGACCCTTTTTTCCATCGGTCAGGGTCAAGCGCCCACTGTAGGCATAGAACCCGGCGCGCAGATCGTCAGCCGTGATAGATTTTCGACATTCCACCGCACGCAACAGAGTGCGAGCATGGGACAGGTCCTTGCCGATCCGCCGTAATTCGGCGCGGTAGGACTTGACGTCGCCATAATTGCCGAACTCAAGGCCTGGGCGTTGGCGAATGAAGGAATCCAGCATCCCAAGAATCTGAGGCTTGCTCAGATCGGCGACCGTGGTTACAGGTTTGCGCGTGGGCGCGTCGAGTGTGTGAATGGTTTTCATAGCTCAGAATCCTCGAAAGGTTGCACGGGTCCAGCACCAAGCCGGCGAACGGCCAGTCAGGCGCCGGATGTGGAAGTAGCGGGTGATGATGGTTTGCATGTGATCTCCTCAAGTAGCAGCACCATTGCTGCACACCTATAGAATAGGGCATAACGCCCCATAGTCAATGACCGTTCGTCGGCTCAAACCTACCGTTCGTCCAGAAAAGAATTGAATTGAGATTGACGAGCTGATAGTCTCCGAGCATGGACCCACTGCAGCGAAAACGGACTGCGAGCGCCAAGCGAGCGGCCGTGAGAGCCCTGATCGCATACCACAGATCACGAGGACTACCACAAGCGCAAGCTCTGGCCATAGCACTAAAGACTATCAGCAGTCTAAGTGAACGCACACTAACCTAAGCTCTGCGGTACACTGCCAGGCATGGACAGCATCATCACACCCAAGCAGGCAGAGAGAGTCTTGGAGCTGCTCGCAGACGGCGAAAGCCTCACTCAGTCCTGCAAGGTCGCCGAGGTTAAGATCAATACATGGCTCGACCTGGTTGAGAGAGACGAGCAAATCGGCGCACGGTACGCACGCGCACGCGAGCGGGGCTGGGCTCTGCTGGGTGAGCGACTGCTAGCAGTGAGTGACGATCTCACCATTCCAGCAGCTGATCGTAGGATCATGACTGACACGCGGAAGTGGATGCTGAGCAAGATGCTGCCCAGGATCTACGCAGACAATGCGAACCTCACAGTGACCATGCGCGACACAGAGCAGCTCAGCACAGATGAGCTAACAGCACTCATTCGCCAGCATCTTCCAGCCAGCAAAGATTCGAGCCAGCCCTAGTAGGGGGGGGTGATGCAACGA